GGCGCGCGGTTGTCAGGATGCACCGGCGGAAGGCGCGGCCAAGTGAGCGAGACTACCGAATTGAAACTGGAGTCCGAGGCTCCGGCGGTCGCCGCCAAACCGGTACCGCGCACCATCCAGCAGCTTGTCCACCAGATTGAACTAGCCCGCGAGGAGCGGCTTCTCTCAAAAAACAATAAGCCTACGCCACGCGCTAACAATTATGCTTCAAGCATTCCGGTTTGCGCGCGGCAGGGCGTGTATGAGTTCGTAGCGTATGACCAGAAAAAGCCATTTGATGCACACCTTCTTGCGCGGTTTGAAGAAGGCGACCGACAAGAGGAGTGGGTGATTATCGAACTGAAGAAACTGGGACAGCAACTCGGTTTCAGGATTGTCGAAGAACAGGTATACCTGCATCCGGACATGATTCGCCACTACAAACTTAGCGGTAAGATTGACGGGAAGATTGAATTCTACACCGACCCGAATGACCGGCGGACTGCACGGCGCGTCCCGCTGGAAATAAAATCGATGCATCCTATGTTCTATGATAACTGCAAGAACGTGGATGATTTGAAGCACGACGCATTCCTGTCTCGTTACTACCGGCAATGCCTTGCATATATGTACGGCCACGCAGAAACAGAGTGCGTGTTGGTCGTAACGGATTGCCTCGGCCATTTCCGCTTCATCGTCATCCCGCAAGACCTGCAGGCCACGCAGGAGTTCCTCGACACGCTGGAAAAGGTGAATATGTTCGTGGAAGAAAACCATGGCATCACCGACGAATCCAAGTGGAAATTGCCCGAGCGGATACCCTACGACGTGGACATCTGCGGCAAGTGCAACTTCAACCACATCTGTCTTCCGGACGTGATTTCAAAATCGAGGGTTCGCTTCGCCAATGACCAGCAGTTGGCCACGAACATCGCACGCCATGAAGAAATCAAGCCTGTCGCCAAGGAGTATGAACGTGTCCATGAAGAATTAAAGGAACACTTCAACGCGCTGAAAACTCCTCTCATTGTGGTTGGGGATGCGCCCTCCTACGTCATCAGCGGAAAAATGACTAAAGGCCGACCTTCGCTTGCCGATGAATCGGAATGGGCACCGGACGAACTGGAGGCGTTCAAGAAGCTCAAGGCCAAGTACACGAATCAGGAGCCGGGCTGGTCATGGAGCGTGGAAGTGCAGGAAGGCCGTCCGGCGGGCAACGTAGCGCAATCCGGGGCTATTCCTGCGTCCGATGTCAAGGATGCCGTCACCACGTTGTTCGGGGAATCAGCCAAGCCGCGTGAGAAGCTGGATGTCGCCACGTCGCCACAGCCAAAGGCCGGTGCCGCCGAAGCAGCCGCAAACGCTGGTGAAGCCGCTCGGACAGCCAAGCCGAAAATAAAAATCGTCTGATTCATGGGCAAGCTCCTCGACATCATCGACAAGCACGACTGCTACGGCTGCGAGAACTTCTCTTTGAAGGAGGCTGATGGCACGCCGCTACAGGACAATCGCCTGTCCGACGACCAAATCGTTGCCGACGTGAAGGCGCTCATGCTGGAATTGATTGGCCCGGACGAGCCCATCAGCGCGGCCTCCAATCCCGCTGTTCGGAATCAGTTGCGGCACGCATTGCGCGCAAAAATCGCAGTGCTGTAAATAAATCGTCTGACGCCTCACTTTCCTGTTGACTCATTCAGCGCGGGGCCGTAAATAAGGAGTCGCGCCGCGCAGTGTGCGTGGCGAACAAGGAAAGCAATGCGGTGGGGAATGCTGGTAGCTTCATCTTCAAAATCTTGCCTAAATGACTCGCCCGAACCGGCGACGGCCAAGTGGTTGTTCGTCGGAACGACTGCCAAGCCTTCAGCAGCTTGCCCAAGTCGTCGTCGGTTCCGACGGTTCATAATAGGGAGAGCAGAATGAGCCGTTGGAAATCAGGGTCATTTCAAGACCTTCATTTGCATAACCTTCCTGAATTCCCTGTGGTACCGGGCGTTTATGTTCTCTATCTGGACGGAGTTCTTTCATACATCGGTTCCACTGAAAATCTATCTGGAAGAATTTGGACGCACATCCGATTCGCTACATATTCAAACGCGATTATTACGCTTTGGGGACATTTCACATCGTGCGAAGTGAAATACCTCCCCACCAAGAAATTGGGCGACTGGCTTTCAATCGAATACCGTCTTATTCGTCGGTTGAAACCAAGGTTCAATATTCGGCATGCCGACGTGCCTAATCGCCCAAGGAAGAAAAAAATTGCGATGAGCCGACCTCGCATAGCCAAGGCAAAAGCCTAATGCCGCAACGATTTCTGAAACCCGGTCTCACATCCAGCCGCAAGTGGGAAAAATGCACTTGGCAGGCCCAGAGTTTTTATGTGAGGCTGCTAACCCTTGTCGATGACTATGGACGTTACGACGCCGACCCGGTCCTCCTACGGTCGCATGCCTTCCCATTGCGCGAAGACATCCGTGTAGAGACGATTGATAAGTTGAGCGAAGAAACCTCCCTCGCCCAGTTGGTGATATACTACCAGTTCAGCGGGAAGCGTTATCTACAACTAACCAACTGGTCTGAACGCGCTCGTTCCTCACACAGCTATTATCCTTCCCCTGAATCACTTGGGGTGGAAATACTGTTCGGAGGAAACTGCGAAAGCCTGCGCGTTTCCCAAAACGGCGGCGATTCGCACAGTTCCGCTGCCGTCCGCTGCGGAGCGCAGCTTCCAGAGTCTCCGCCTAAGTCCTCGTCTTCGCCATCGCCATTTGAGCATTTCTGGCGGGCTTATCCGAAGCGGCTCGGAAAGGGAGCGGCAGAGAAGGCGTTCGATAAAGCCTGCGGGAAGGGCACGGCGGCGCTGGAAGTATTGCCAAAGCTTCTCAAGGCAATCGACGCGCAGCGCAAGACGCCCCAGTGGTTGAAGGATGGAGGCCAGTACATCCCATACCCGGCAACGTGGCTGAATCAGCGACGGTGGGAGGATGATGTCCAAACTGGACTGGCGTTGGCCGGTAGCGGACGCAAGCTGAATCAGGATTGGAAAGCGCAACTTGGCTAAACCGCTCACGCTCGACCGGGTACTCCCGAACTCGTTGGATGCCGAGAAGAACGTGCTCGGCTGCATGTTGCTCGACGCGGCCAAGTGCGGCAGCGAAGCCATGTCGCGGCTGGAGAAAGACCACTTTTACTTCTCAGGACATCAGGTCTTATTTGAAGAATTCTGCGAGATGACTGATGCCAACCAGCCGGTGGATTCGGCGACAATGAGCCAGTGGTTGTCGGACAAAGGCAGGCTGGAAGAAATCGGCGGACCAGTGTACTTGTTCGACCTCGTGGCGGCGGTTGTGACTACGTCCACGCTGGATTACCACATCGACACCGTACTGGAAAAGCATACGCTCCGGCAGTTAATCGGCGCGGCGCATGACGTGATTAGCCGGAGTTTCGAGCAACAGGACGATGTCAAGACATGGCTGGCGGAAGTACAGCAGGTTTTTTTCGACATCGGCGTTCACTCAAGTTCGATGGGGTCGCGCACGATTCAGGAACTGGTCAAGGGCACAATGCTGCGGATTGACGAGTGGCACGTGAATCCCGGTCAGGTCGTGGGTGTGGCTACAGGATTCAGTGACATCGACCGGATACTGGGTGGGTTGCGGCCGGGGCAGATGATTGTTTTGGCTGGAAGACCGGGCCACGGCAAAAGCTCCCTGTCAGCAAACATCATCGAAAACACGGCGATTGCCGGTAACGGTGTCGGCTGGTTCAGTTTGGAAATGACGGCGGAAGAATTGTCGGACCGGGCCGTGACGAGTGCGGCGCACGTGAGTCTCCGAGTCATTCAAGCCGGTCGCGGCAAGGCGGATGATTTTGAAAGACTATTGCAATCATCCGAGAAATTATTAAAAACCAATATCCATATCGACGATACGGCGGCATTGACCATCCAGCAGATTCGGTCGCGGGCGCGCCGAATGAAACGCAAGTACGACATCAAGCTGGCGGTCATCGATTACATGCAACTGGCGCACGGAACGAA